GGAGACTGGGTTGTCTTTCGTGCATTTACAGGAACAAGATTAAAAATACACGGAAAAGAGTTCAGAGTTATTAACGATGACAACGTAGAAGCTGTTGTCGCTGACCCTAGAGGCATAGAAAGAGTATGACCGAAACACAATTAGCCGAAGAAGTAACAGATAATCAATCATTACCTGAACCTTCACAAAGTGCAGAAGAAAAATTTTTAGGAGTAAAATCTACTGTAGGCACAAAAAGAGACTCCGAAAACATAGAGGTAGAAATAGTAGACGACAGGCCAGAAGAAGACAGAAAGCCACCTCGAAATGTTTCAGCAGATGATAATAAAGAAGAAGTATCTGATTTATCAGAAAACGCTAACAAAAGAATAAAAAAATTAAAGTATGATTACCATGAGGAAAGACGAGAAAAAGAAGCAGCATTACGACTCAGGGATGAGGCCGTTGATCATGCTAAAAGAGCTGTTTCTGAAAATCAAAGACTTTCGAGGCTTGTCGGAACTGGACAACAAGAACTTGTTAAACAAGCAACAGAAAAAGCAGAATATGCAAAAAAAGCAGCAACAAAGGCGTACAAGGAGGCCTATGAGTCTGGTGACGCAGAGGCGATTGCACAAGCTCAATCAAACCTCACAGACGCAACATTTGCACATTCACAAGCTATAAACCTTCCTCAACAAGTAGCAAATCAAGTTCTTGCAAGCGAAGAACAAGAAAGAGCTAAACAACCAAGACAACAACAACCACAACAACAGTCAGTTCAAACTCCACCAGAACCAGATAAAAAAGCCAGGGAATGGGCTTCAGATAACGAATGGTTTGGTAAAGATGAAGAAATGACAAGTTTTGCATATGGCTTACATAATAAACTCGTGGTGAAAGAAGGTATTGACCCAACATCAGATGAGTATTATGATCGAATTAATTCACGCATGAGGGAAATATTCCCTAATGAGTTTGAGGATATAAAACAGGCATTAGTAGCAGAGCCTGAAGAACCTCGCAGGTCGTCAGAAGTAGTTGCTCCAGCGACTAGAAATAATGGAGCAAAACCTAGAAAGGTTAAATTAACAGCTACACAAGTTTCTCTCGCTAGGAAACTTGGTATAACACCAGAGCAATATGCAGCTCAACTAGTAAAGGACAGATAATTATGACTAAAGATAAAAAATTTGAAAATGTAGAAATTGGAGATAACAAAAATCAACAAGAAAACATTGAATCCGATGTACTTGAAGCAGCAGAAGCAAAAAGTGACAGCCGCACACCACGAGAAGCTCGTGGGAATAATGAAAGAGCCGACACGCAGCGAAAAAAAGCGTGGCAGCCACCATCAGTTTTACCTGATCCAAAACCACAAGACGGTTATGTTTTTAGATGGATAAGAACTTCTATTATAGGTCAAGCAGACAACCCAAATGTTTCTTATAGATTCAGAGAAGGTTGGGATGCTTGCAAATCAGAAGACCATCCTGAACTTAAAATATTGTGTGACCAAAATTCAAGATGGGCAGATCAAGGTAATATTGAAATAGGTGGTCTTTTACTATGTAAAGCTCCAGTTGAAATTGTGGAAGCAAGACGAGATTATTATGACAGATTAGCTCAACAACAGGTAGATTCCATAGACAATAATTATTTGAAAGAAAGTGATCCAAGAATGCCAATGCTTGAACCGCAAAGGTCTTCTAGGACTACATTCGGCAAACATTAAACATAAAACGGAGTAAATTATGGCTACAAAAGCAACCCCAATGGGTGCAGAGCCAGTAGGTACTACTTCAGCAAGCGGCTCATTTAGTGGAAAAACAAGACATATTCCAATTAAATCAGCAGAAGGCACAAGCATCTTTTACGGTGATTTTGTCAAACTTGTTTTAGCAGGAGGCGTAGTAACAGTGGCAAAAGACACTGGTACTACAACACTCACACCTGTTGGTGTATTTTTAGGATGTACATATACTGATCCTAATACAAAACAAACTACTTTTGCCCAATCCTACAATACATCTATTGCAGCATCCGACATTGAAGCTATCGTCTTAGACGATCCAAGTGTTGAATTTAGAATGCAAGCAGATGGTGCTGTAGCAAAAGGTAAAATCGGCAGTAACATAGCTGTGGTGCAAACCGCAGGTTCAACAAGTATCGGAAGAAGTAAAAATGCTCTCGATGCCTCTACTGCTGCAACAACAAACACCTTACCAATTCGTATACTTGGATTCGTAGAAAGCGGAGAAAGCACACCAGGAGATGCATTTACTGATCTCATTGTGAAATTCAACGCTGGAATGCATGCATACGACAAGGCTTTAGGCGTATAGGAGAATAAGATATGGCAATTTCAAGAGCCCAGATGCTCAAAGAGCTACTTCCAGGTCTAAACGCTTTGTTTGGTTTGGAATATGAAGGATACGATTCAGAAGATAAAGAAATTTATGAAACTGAAAATTCTGATCGTTCATTTGAAGAAGAAGTGAAACTTTCTGGTTTTGGTCAAGCACCAGTAAAAAATGAAGGAGCAGCAATGACTTATGATTCTGCTCAAGAATCTTTTACAGCTAGATACAACCATGAAACTATTGCTTTAGGTTTTGCAATTACTGAAGAAGCTATGGAAGACAATCTTTACGATAGTCTTTCTAGTAGATACACGAAAGCATTAGCTAGAGCTATGGCTTATACTAAACAAGTAAAAGCTGCATTTCCTCTGAATAATGGTTTTACTAATACTTATCAGTCAGGTGATGGCGTAAATTTATTTACTGCTGTTGGTGATGGCGTAGCAGGGGGTGGTGGTCATCCTCTAGTAGATGGTGGATTCAATAGTAATCGACCAGTTACAGCAGCAGACCTTAATGAAACTTCATTAGAAGCTGCAATCATAGACATTTCTGGTTATACTGATGAGCGTGGATTATTAGTTGCAGGTCGTGCAAGAAAACTTATTGTACCATCTAATCTAATGTTCGTTGCTCAAAGAATACTAGCAACTGATCTAAGACCAAATACTGCTGACAATGATATTAATGCTATTAAGTCTTTAGGAGTAGTACCGCAGGGTTACTCAGTTAATCACTATTTAACTGATACAAATGCTTGGTTCTTACTTACTGATATACCTAATGGTATGAAGCATTTTGTTAGAACACCATTAGAAACTGGTATGGATGGCGATTTCGATACAGGTAATGTTCGTTATCGTGCTAGAGAAAGATACAGCTTTGGCGTATCAGACCCTCTAGGAATCTACGGAAGCCCAGGTTCTTCATAGGTTTTTAAAGCATAAAAACTTTAAGGAGGATGCTCTTGCATCCTCCTTTTTTTTTGTGTACTATTAATTTATATAAACGAATCACTTGACTAACTTCGGTTAGACAACCCAACGACAAGGAGATTAAAATGGGTAAAACAACATTTTCAGGGCCAATTAAAGCAGGCACTATTAACGACACAACAGGAACTGTAATAGGAAAAGATGTTACTAATATAGGTTTTGTTACAATGACACAATCAAAATTAGTAGATATTACAGGTGCAAGTCATCTTAATCAAAGAGTTGCAGTAGTTCCTGCAAATTCACAAATTGTAGATGTTATTTTAAATGTAACAACTGCTGGTAATGATGGTGGAGCAGCTACTATTGACGTAGGAACTTCAGCAGACGCAGATGCTTTTTTAGATGGTGTAAATACTAAAGCAGTAGCAACAACACACGGAACTTTAGACACAGAAGCTACTAATGTAGGAACAACTGATTTAGAAGTTCTTGCTGACTTTACAGGTGCTAATGGTGACGGAACAACAGGTGTTGCTACAGTTACTGTTCTTTATGTTCAAAACAATAACCTTTCTTAATAATTAAAGAGGTATAAATGGCAGACGAAAAAGAAGCTAAAGCTAAAGCTAAACCTAAAAAAACAGCAGATAAATATGCTAGAACTGGTTTTGTTCAAGCTGTAAAATCTGTTAAAAAGGAGAAGTAAATGGCTGCAACATTAAGAAAAATTCAAGATGGTAGTAGTAGAGCAGTATGCGTTTTTACTAATCCTGATGCTACTGGTGAAACTAACGCAGTCAAAATAGATTTAAATGGTGGTGGAACAGGTTTAACTTTAGAAGCTAATCAATTAGGTCAAGCATGCACTAGAGTTGGCATTGAAAAGATATGGTACTCTAATATAGGTATGGGCGTTAAAATTCTTTTTAAAGCAAATGCTAATGAATTAGCTATTGAACTTAAAGAAGATTGGTCTGATGAAATATGTTTTAAAGAGTTTACTTCACTAAGAGACTCAGGAACAGCAGGAACTAATGGTGACGTTCTCTTCACTACAGTTGGTGCGGCAGGCAATGACACCTATACTATTATTATTTCATTCAAAAAGTTTTACGGATAATTATCATGGCATTTAAATCACAAGAACAAATTAAAAAAGAAATGAGGGCAAAAGGAAAAAAAGACAGAGCCGACAGAAAAAAAAGAAATGAAGAAAGAAGAGCAAGTCGAGTAACTCGTGAAGAGTTTGATGAAACTGTTCTAGCAAATAGAAAATTAAAAAAAGCAGGCAAGAGTAATCAAACTAAAACAGTAAAAGAAAGAAGAAAAATAAAAGAAAATATTGAGAAGAATAAAGAACGTAATAAAAAGAATGTTAAAAGTAAACCGTCTCCTCCCACTCAATCTGATGCGTCTAAATCTGCAACTAAAAAATTTGATTATGGAAACAAATCAAAAACTAAATTTAGTTCATCAAGAGCAAGAAGGGCGGCTAGAGGAAGATCATCTTCTGATATAGCTAAAGACCCATCTTTTAGAAAGAATACTTCTAAAGGTAAATATCTTAGAGGTTTACATTTTGCTTTACAGAAGCAAGGAATGGCAAGTGGTGGTGTTGTTAGCAAGCCATCTACTAAACCGTCCGCAGGAAATAAATGGAATTAAGGCGATAAGATTAAGTAATTTATAAAGGGAGGACTTATGGGAAACCACGCAGTCAAAGACCAAGTATTAATTAATGCTTTAGATCAATTCATTATATCAGGAACACAAAAGCAAGCAGCTATGGATTTAGACATGCCTTTAACTACCTATCGTTCTCATTGCACTATGGCTAGAGAAAGATGGGATATTACTGAAGATGAATTTTGGAATAAAGATTTTAAACATAAAATACCTAATTCAGAAGATGTTTTCTCTCCAAGATTTGAAAGTATTAACCCTGATGCAGAAGACAATATAGAAGAATACATAGATCATCTTAAAAAAAGATTTACTAGAGCTAAAAATAAAAAAGAAAAAACTAAATGGCACAAAATTAAAATTCAAAAAAATGAGCCTATAGGATTAGTTTGGTTAGGCGATCCTCATATTGATGATAACGGATGTGATTGGGTAACTCTTAGAAGAGACTTAGATATAATAAACTCTCATCCTAATATAAAAGGATGTTCTTTGGGTGATTTACAAAATAATTGGGTGGGAAGACTGGGTAGGCTCTACGCCAATCAGGACACTTCCGCAGAGACCAGTTGGAAGCTCGTGGAATGGCTTGTAAAAGAAGGAGATTTTCTTTTACTAGTAGGGGGTAATCACGATCTCTGGTCAGGAGCAGGTGATCCTATTACATACATGAAATCAGAACATACAATATATGAGCCTTGGGATGCAAGAATATGTCTTGAGTTTCCTAATGGAAGACAATGTAAAATTTATACGGCTCATGATATGCCAGGGCATTCACAATGGAATCCGCTTCACGCTCAGATGAAGAAAGCTAAATGGCAAAGTGATGCTGACTTATACATATCAGGACATAAACATAATTGGGCGTTAGCACAACATGAGTTATATGATGGAAAAATTCATTGGTTAGCTCGTGCTCGTGGTTATAAATTTTTTGATGATTACGCAAGAAATCTTGGATTAGATGAACAAAGAAATGGTCAAGCCATTATGCAAGTAATTGATCCTTTCGCAGAAGGCACTAGCTTTACACATTGTTTTTCTGATATAGAATATGGAAAAGAATTTCTTATGTTTCTTTTAGAGAAATATTCTGATAAAAAGATAAGTAATAAAAATTAAATAAGTATTAAATGGCAACAACAGGAACATCAACATTCAATTTAGATATAGGAGAAATTTGCGAAGAAGCATTTGAAAGAGCTGGTTTAGAACTTAGAACTGGATATGACCTTAGAACGGCAAGAAGGTCTTTAGATTTATTATGTATTGAATGGCAAAATAGAGGCATAAATCTCTGGACTATAGAA